GGTGAGGTCGCCCGAGCGGGGCCAGGTAACGCTCGTCGTTGAAAGGTCCCCCACCTTGCCCTTGACTCCAGCGCCGGTGGCGGTCACAAGGTACGAACCGGAGTACAGCGGGTTGGTGGCTGAAGTCGCAGCCGAGGTGGCCTTCACGGTGCATGTGATGACCGTGCCTCGAGCGCTCCACAGTGTGGAGTCAACCTTGCCGGCGGCGTAGTCCTGTTGGAACTCAATGGTGATGCCACCATCTTTGAGCCCACCGATGCGGGTATGCGCACCAGAGGAACCGAAGTTGGTGGTGTCGATGTCAGCGGTGCTGTCATCGATTGTCACCGAAGTGACGTGGTCGCTGAGGTCCACCGAGTTGACGGTGATGACCGGGCTGGTCAGAACAAAAACGGCCATGATGGCCTCCTTGGTACGCGAAGAAACCGCCCGCAGGCGGCTTCAGTTGGATTGGATACTGCGGTTACTGAATGGCGACAAATGCGGCGTATGTGACCGAGCCGGTCGTGCCTCCCAAGGCACAAGCGACGCGCCAGTAGGCGTCAGTGGTTACGGTGGCGGACGAACCAAACGAACCGCCGGTCGTGCTGCGTGAGAGGCTTACTGACGTGGTGTAAGCACCAGCAGTGCCGGGTGTTGTTGGGTTTCGCTGGCAATTGAACGTCGGCGACCTGTCACCGGTTATTGAAAAGACGTGCACGCCGAAATAGACGCTTTGACCGGCGGCCACTGGCCCAAGATTGAAAAGCGCGCTAGTCGGAGTTCCCGTTGAGACTGTTTGCTTAGCGGCAAGCACCGTTCCCTGCAACACACCTTCGGCTTGCGCTCCGGAAAGCGTGGCGTTGATCTTGGCGGCGTCACCGACTTTCATCGGGTCCGAGATTGACTTCAGCATTGCACGAGCGGCGTAGCAACGATCACCGGCAGTGACAGTGCCGCCAGTCGGAAACGCAACAGCGGTGACGAGCTCTACAACACCGCCACGGTCACCGAAAAACGCCGGCTCGGAGATGGAGGTGTCAAGGAACGTCATCAGTGAGATGTTGGAGTCCTGCAGCCCCCCGATGCGAGTGTGAGCGCCGGCCGAGCCGAACGTGGTCACGTCCACATCGGCGTACATGGTCTCAATGGAGAGCTCGTTGGCGACCGACGTGAGGTCGTAGCCACCGAACCAGATGTTGCAATCTTTCAAAACCGGCATTGGTGCTCCTAGCGGGCGTAAACGGTGACATCGAAAGAGCCGCCCCAGTACTGCAAGGAGGCAACCTCTTCGGCGTTCAACGGGCGGAAGTCGGTGACGATCAGCGACTCGGCGAAACCATTGAGGGTGGGGTCATCTTCAATGGCGGCACGCACCGACAGGACACCGGTCGGATCGGCGTACTCGTCAAGGTTGTGGGCCGCTTCGTCAAGTAGCCCCTGGGCGACGAGGACCATGACGCGGAAGCTGTACTGCTTCAAAGCGCCATCGCTGTTGAAGCTGGCGTGATAGGTGATTGACGGTGTGACCACCACCGCTGCTGGTGGTGTGATCGAGCCGGGCTCGGCGCCGTACACCTGCAACCCTTGAATGGTGGAGAGTCGGTCAACGAGGCCAGCGCGCAGCTGGGCGATCGTGGCCATCAGGCCATACCGAGAATGGAGTCACCGTTGCGATACGGGCGCAGCAAAGCAACAGCCTGCGGGGACATGCGCCCGATACGAACGGCGCCCATCTCGTTGAAACCGGCAACACCAAACGGTGCTTCACGAAGCTTGAAGATCTCGCCGGCCATGATCAAACACGACTGGCGGATCGCTTCGGGCACAGCAGTCCAGCCCCACTTGGCGGTGACCTGAATGGTCGGTGTCTGCGTGTTCATCGGCAGGATCGGCTTGTTGAACCGAAGTCGCCATGTGGGCAGACCATCAAGACCATCAGCGGTGCCGTTCAGCGGTTCCACTTGGTAATCGGTGGACACGGTGTAGGTCTTGTCGTATGTGCCGTCATCGGCGCTCGAGGCTTTCACCGAGGTGATTGACCAGGCGTCATCAATGAGAACAACTCGGGTGTCCTTCGAGTAATAGACCCGAGCGGTGGCGGTGCTATCAGCCCAGAACCGGCGAGCGCAGTAGGCGTCAATCTGGCGTGATGCCGTGGTGATGGCATGGGCAAGATCGTCGCCGTAGGTCACTGCGTTGACGGTCATGTAGCCGGCGAGATCAGCCGTGGTGGCGTAGCCGTTGGTCACTGAGACGGTCATAGCCCTTGTCCTTTCCACGGATTGAAGAGAAGCGAAAGCGCCACAAGTGGCAGCGCCCATGAGGGCAGACCGTCCACGCAGCGCAGAGCGAGCACAGGGGCTGCCCATTGGTAGAGCCGCACCGAGTCGGTGGCGGCGACGAGCTGCCCGTAGGCAAGTGCCAGTGCCACCTCGAGGCGAGCGTCAAGGAACGCAACAGCGGCAACGAGTCCACCCCAGGGGGTGAGCATCGTGCCAGCGTCAACCCACAACCCTCGGTGGTACTTCCTTGAGGCTTGAACAGGGTGGGCGATAATCCATGCGTTCTCAGCATCAAGAACGTCGTGGCCTTGGCGCATCAACCAGCGAACAGCGACCGGGACCAGCCCGATCAGCAGCCATGGTTGCCAGGCGTACACGGCAGACCACACAGGTGCGGTCTCTCGAACACAACCAGCAATCAGCACCAAGGCGATCGCTGCCGGCCAACAGATCGGCCACAGGACCGCAGCTGCGAGAGCGAGCGCCATGGCTGGTGCGTCAACGAGCACAGGGTGACGCCAGTTGAACCAGATGCCCGGCAGGGCGATCACTGCGACCATCCACACGCTGTGGGCGTAGACGGCGGTGAGTGCGCCTATGGCGAGAACTGAGAAGCGGGTGACGTATTGCCAGCGGCGGCTGTCAGCGCCCAGCAGACGGGGCAGCAGCCAGCGCAGGTGGAACGGGCGGGCGACACGCTGCGAAGCAGCTGCAAAATAGCGGACACCGTCAGGAGTGAGGCTCATCGCATCGAACCTCGCAGGATTCGGTACATGTCCTCGGTGAGGGTGTAGTTGATGCCCTTGACGTGACCGATGCGGCAACCGGTGTGGACGTGGATCGGGAAGCCTGCGGCTTTGATGCGCTCGCAGAACGTCAGATCCTCGCCAACCCAACCGTCAACACCGACAGCGGGATGCTCGGCGAACCATGACCAGCGGCCAAGACCGGCGTCGGTGCGGATCTTCTCAAGCACCGAACGGTGCACCAGGAGAAACGCTGCGCCGGTGGCGTCACATTTGACGAGCTGGCCGGCGGGGTAATCCCAGCGGGGCAGATAGCCACCGTTGCCGTCAGCGTCGAACACGGTGGGGACCAGCCCGGCGAACGGACCGACTTCACCGGATTGACCGAAGCACAGACCACCAACGACCGGTGCACGATCAACGTGGGCGGCGTCGCAGATGATGTCGAACGCTGCGTTGTCGAACACCATGTCGGAGTCGATGAGCAGCAGCCAGTCATCCTTGGTGGCAAGGAACTGGTCGACGGTTTGATTGCGGCCACGGCAGATTGCACCGCCGGAGCGGACAACGATGCGGCCGGAGATCTTGTTGGTGCGAAGCCGACACAAATCAGCGATTGACACAGCGAAGTCAGAGGTGACCATGCCGGGATCTAGCCAGGCGATGGTGACACGACCTTTGATGGCCATGAGCGCTCCTTGAGGGTGTGAGGGTGAGGGTGTGGTGATCGGCGGCGACCCTCAGCGCCACCGACCACCACGAACCACGAACTACTGATCGAAAGATCAGTAACCGCTGGGAGTTGCTACCGCTGGAATTAGACGGTTTCTAATATCCAGATGGGGCAACAAATCCGGTCCCCGAGCAAACCGAGAACGCGGTGCTATAGCGCCGTGAGGTGAACGCCGAGTAGTTGTAGACCTGGAGACGAACCTGAAGCGTGTTCGCATCGGTCTCAAACAGGACACGGCTGCGGGCCGGACCTTCGAACAGCGCAAGGTCGCTGAAGCGGCCCACGATGACTCGGGTCTGGTTGGTGCTGTAGGTCGAGCCGATGTTCGGGTCGAGG